ACTAATACAGAAGTCTCAAGAGTTGTACCCTAAAGCAATTCCTAACATAAAGTGGTCAGAACGTAAATCGCAGTGGACTTCACCTAGAGGAGGCAGACTGTGGTTGTCCTACCTAGATCGTGACTTAGACGTAATGCGGTATCAAGGACAAGCGTTTAACTGGATAGGCTTTGACGAATTAACGCAATGGGCAACACCGTTTGCGTGGGATTATATGAGATCTCGACTTAGAAGTGTAGACCCTGAGTTAGGGTTATATATGAGAGGTACTACAAATCCTGGAGGAGCAGGACATCAATGGGTTAAGAAAACATTCATAGACCCTGCACCACCTAACAAGTCTTTTTGGGCTACTAATATAGAAACAGGGGAAACAATATCTTTCCCTAAAGGTCACAGCAAAGAAGGACAACCATTATTTAAACGCAAGTTTATACCTGCAAGTTTATTTGATAATCCTTACTTATCTGAGACAGGTGACTACGAAGCCATGCTTTTATCTTTGCCTGAACAGCAAAGGAAGCAATTACTAGAAGGTGATTGGGATGTAGCAGAAGGTGCTGCTTTTCCAGAGTTCAACAGAAAGATACACACTGTTGATCCTTATAAAATACCTAGTAATTGGACAAGGTTCAGGGCTTGTGACTACGGATACGGAAGCTTTTCAGCAGTTGTTTGGTTTGCTGTTACTCCATCAGAGCAACTTGTAGTTTACAGGGAGATGCACGTTTCTAAAGTATTAGCTGTAGATTTGGCAGACATGATACTTGAGGCAGAAAAGGATGATGGAGGTATTCGGTATGGTGTGTTGGACAGTAGCCTTTGGCACAAACGTGGGGATACTGGTCCATCTCTGGCAGAACAGATGGTACAACGAGGTTGTAGATTTAGACCGTCAGATCGCAGCAAAGGCTCTAGAATCGCAGGAAAGAATGAACTCCATAGACGATTACAAGTAGATGAATTTACAGAAGAACCGAGATTGGTATTTTTTAATAATTGTACTGAGTGTATTAGCCAAATACCTACTCTACCTCTTGACAAGAAGAACCCTGAAGACGTAGACACCAACGCTCTTGACCATATGTACGATGCCCTTAGATATGGCATTATGACTAGACCAAGAAGTTCACTATGGGATTTTAACCCTGCAACACAAAAGTCAGGCTTTCAAGTAGCTGACGCTAAATTTGGATATTAAACATGGCAACAGAAGAAGAACTAAACTTTGATACAGATCAAGTCTCCGTTATAGAAGACGGAGATAAAGCATTACGAGATCCCTCCTCTATCGAAGCCTTTGTAATGGAAAGATACACTAGAGCAGAAGACTCTAGAAAATCAGACGAAGATAGATGGACTAAAGCTTACAGAAACTATAGAGGTTTATATGGTTCTGACGTACAATTTACCGAAGCTGAAAAATCTCGTGTCTTTATTAAAGTCACCAAAACTAAAACACTAGCAGCTTATGGGCAGATAATAGATGTTCTGTTTGGCAATAATACATTTCCTTTATCGGTTAATCCTACCAGACTACCTGATGGTGTAGCTGAAGCTGTACACATTAGTACAGATCCTAACGCTACGCAAGCAATGGATCAGTTAAAAAGTGTAACAGGAGATAAACCTTCTCAACCTTATCTGTTTGGACCTGATACAGAGTTAAAAGCAGGAGAAACCATAGCAGACCTACAAGAACGACTAGGACCGCTTAAAGATAAGTTAGAGCCTGTATCGGATAAAATAATAGAAGGTGAAGGTACTACAGGTACGACTGTTACATTTCATCCTGCATTAATAGCAGCTAAAAAGATGCAGAAGAAGATACATGATCAGTTAGAAGAGTCTGGAGCTAATAAACATTTGCGAAGTACTGCATTTGAAATGGCTTTGTTTGGCACAGGTGTAATGAAAGGTCCATTTGCTATGGACAAAGAATACCCTAACTGGAGCGAAGAAGGGGAGTATGATCCTTTAGTTAAAACTGTTCCTTGCACAAACCATGTGTCAATTTGGGATTTTTATCCTGACCCTGATGCTAAAAATATGGACGAAGCAGAGTACGTTGTCGAAAGACACAAGATGTCTAAGATGCAAATGAGAGCATTAAAGATGCGTCCTTACTTTAGAAAAGAAGCGTTAGATACAGCTATAGAGCTAGGTTCGGCTTACACAAGAAAGCATTGGGAAGATGACATGTCTGATTATGTTACTTCTCAAGCAGTAGAAAGGTATGAAGTCTTAGAGTTTTGGGGATACGTAGAGGCAGAAAAGTTAGAGTTAAACGGACTTGATATACCTAAAGAATTAAAAGGGGTGGATCAACTAAATGTCAATATATGGATATGCAATGGAGAAATACTACGTTTGGTTCTTAATCCATTTAAACCAGTACGGATACCCTACTATGCCGTACCTTATGAACTTAATCCCTATAGTTTCTTTGGTGTAGGTATTGCTGAAAACATGGACGATACGCAAACACTTATGAATGGGTTTATGCGTATGGCTATTGACAACGCAGCTTTGAGTGGCAACCTTATTATTGAAGTTGATGAAACTAACTTAGTTCCAGGACAAGACCTATCAGTATATCCAGGAAAAGTGTTTAGAAGACAAGGTGGCGCACCAGGACAGGCTATATTTGGCACAAAGTTTCCAAACGTAGCAGGGGAGAATATACAGCTATTTGATAAAGCTAGGACACTAGCAGACGAAAGTACAGGCTTTCCTAGTTTTGCACACGGACAAACAGGTGTACAGGGTGTAGGCAGAACTGCATCAGGTATATCTATGTTAATGTCTGCAGCTAATGGTTCAATCAGAAATGTTGTAAAGAACGTAGATGACTATTTGCTTGGACCTCTAGGTAAAGCTTTCTTTAGTTTTAATATGCAGTTTGACTTTGACACTGAAATAAAAGGTGATCTAGAAGTTAAAGCTCAAGGCACAGAAAGCTTAATGGCTAATGAAGTACGTAGTCAAAGGCTCATGCAATTCTTACAAACAGCTTCTAATCCAAATCTTGCACCGTTTGCTAAGATGGATTATATTATTAGAGAGATCGCTAAGAGCATGGACTTAGACCCTGACAAAGTAACTAATAGCTTACAGGATGCAACAATACAAGCTGAAATACTAAAAGGTTTTCAAGCTCCTGCACCTGAAGCTCCACCTGCTGCTACTCCTACTGAAGCTCCACCTGCTCCTGCAGGAGGCGGTGTACAAGATACCACAGGTGCAGGAGGCGGCACTATAGGAACAGGCACAGCACCACTGCCACAAGAAGAAGGGTTTACAGGTAGTGCCTAATTTAAAACCTTTAGTTAATAATACAGAACTTTATAAAGACTTTTTAGAAATGATAGAAACTTCAATAAAAGTATATACTAGAGGTTTAGAACAAGCAAATACTTTAGTAGAAGTGCATAGACTTCAAGGTAGTATACACGCTTTACGAAAACTACAACAGTTAAAAGAGCAAGTAAATGGATCAAAGTAATCCCTATGTTACCCCTGCAGATATGCAAGAGTATACAAAACTTGGTGAAGAGTTACAAAGTATAACTCCAGAAAAAACAGCTAAAACTATTGCAGAGTTTACTCCTGTAGTAGGCGATGTTATGGCGGCTCAAGATGTTTACGAAAGTTACTCTAAGGGCGATAATGTTGGAGCAGCAATAAACACTTTAGCAATGGCAGTAGGGGTAGTTCCTGTTGTAGGAGATATTGCGGCAAAAGGAGTTAAAAAGTTAGCAAAAACTAAAGATGTACCTATAGAGACAGAAAAGCTAGTAGATGAAATAGGAGAGGTTAAATCTATTTCTAATGCAAAACCCACAAAAGTTACTAAAGATAAAAAAACCGTTAAAGCATATAAACTTTTTAAAACAAACGATAAAGGAGAGCTATTTCCATTATTTGTTAAGATGGATGAAAATAAACCTATCCCAAAAAATAAATGGATAAAAGCAGAAGAGGGTTCACTAAATCCTAAAACAGGTAAAGTAAAATCATCAATAGGCGATCTAGCGTATCGTCCTGGATTTCATGCAGGTGATTTACCTATGGCTACACACATTGGAGGTAAAGTAGACTTACAAACAGGGGAACGACTTAAAGGTAGTATGCCTCCAAATGTTAGAGAAGAAAATCAAGTATGGGCTGAAGTCGAAATGCTTGATGATGTTGATTGGCAGAGTGTAGCTAATGATAAAGCTAGAATAAAAAAAGACGGATCACCTGATGTTAAAACAGCACATATAACAGATCAAGTTCCTTTCGGTGGACATTATAGATATAAAACAAATCCAAATATGACAGGGAATTGGTTAATAGGCGGTGAAATAAAAGTAAATAAAATTCTTACTAGTAAAGAAGTAAAAGATATAAACGATAAAGCAGGAGTGTCAGATTTACCAAAACTTTCTGACTTAGGTTTAAAATTTAACAAAGGTGGGATAGTACCAATGGAATTACAACAACAAACACAAATGGCTTTCATGCAAGAAGGAGGAGATGTTAATAGAACAGGTGCTATGTTTGTACCTAAACCTCCTGAAGACGAAAAAGAAAAGCCTAAACAATTAGGTACAGTTGAAGAACAAGCAGGTTTAGTTCAAACAGAAGAA